AATAGCCACTTTGAGAGCTGCAGGATTTCTATATTTCTATATATTTCTATGGGGTAGGATTTCTATATTTCTATATTTCTCTATGATGTGGAATGTCTCGGATTGTTTATTGTCTCGCTGTGGATGTGTCTCAAGATGTGAGAATTAAAGAGGCTTAAAAAAATACAAGATACTTAAGAAAGTTGTTGCATAAGTCAATATAAATCATTAATATAGAGCATGACAAACACTAAACAAATAACTAAAGGAGTTAAAGTCATGAAACTAGATACAAAAAAAGTAACTGGTAAAATCAAACAGAGTCAATTCAATGAGTACCAAGTAATAAACGAGGGCATGAAAAAAGCCTATGGTCAAGAGATGTATGACCTCTCAGGTGCTACGATTGACTTAGGGTCTATTGTTGAGCAGTTTTTAAATGCTGTTGAGCAAGAAGAGATGAAACTCAAGAAGGGCGAACAAGCTCTTAGTGAGTTAATCTCAGAGCATGGGACACAATTCCCTATGACTCTCAATGGTCAAGAGGTTGTTATCCGTATCAACGGAGCAGTCTCAAAGTAAACCCCTTCCACTCTCGGACAGCCTCTCGTCTCATGCGAGGGGCTGTCTCCCTCTCTCTCTCGTCTCCAAAAAAATCTCGTCTCGCAAAAAAAATCGAGCCACGTTATAAACTTTCTGAGCGAAGCACCCTAACTTTAGTTTTTTCAACTGAAACTAGTTTTTGCAACTAGGGATAGGGGGGTGGTGCAAACCATAATAAAGACTCACACACAATTTAGACCTATTTTTTTACTACTGTTATGTGTATCTCTAGAATATAGGGTACAACTCGAATATAGATATAGTCTTATTTGGCTCAAATTACCCTCATTTTGGAAGTTTTTTGTTTTCTTCGAGTATAAGTACCAATATGTTGTTTTTCACTACGTTTTCGGAGTTCTACGAGCTCATATTTTTTGTGTGCCTCGCAATAGTTTTCTAGATTGTATTGTAATTTATAATAAATATGTTTGTTTCCAGTAATATCTTTAATTACAGTAAAGCTAAGTGGCGTTGCAGAAAGCAGCGTTAATAAGATTGTTACTACAAAGAATATCTTTTTCATGTATTTGCCTTTTATTTAGTATTTCCAACTCTATAACTTACAAATAATAAATCTTAAAAACAAGAACCTTTTTTAAAATTTAGTATTTTTTTATATCAAGTATCTTTTATTCATATCCCAAAATATTTTTTGTAAAAAATTTTTTTCTTTTTGGATATTACGTAGTAATATCTTTTTTCTTTAGTTAAGAATAGTTAGTATATTTAAGAATAGTTAAGCCTCTAGCTATGTACAATATAAGGCTAAAACATTAGTTTGTCAAGTAAAATAATTAAAATAATTAAATACTTGGATAATATGTTATTTGGTTGTATATTATGTGTATGAAAAATTATGGAAAAAACGATGCACGTGACTATTGTGCAAACTGGAACAGTGGTAAATGCCTTGGCTGCATGATGCGTACTGACGGTGATGTTTTAAAGATTCGTGTCGATTCAAAACTTGAAGGCAAAGATTGTATAATCAATCAAGGGTGTGATTACTTTGACATGGTAGTTGTACCTTCAATTCCTAAATAGAGAGAAAATATGAAAGACATAGAAGTAATAGACTACATAGAAACAAAGTATCCTGAGATGGCAAAAAGATTTAAAGAGATACTAGATGAAGAGTACAAACTCTTTTGTCGAAAGCAGCATGATTACGGAAGTGACAACATAACTCTAGGAGAAGATATTAGTACCGAAGAAGGTAGAATGGTTTCTCTTACAGCTTTAGTTGTTCGCATGAATGACAAGATTAATAGATTAAAAACTATTATAATTAAGAATAAAGGTCGTAACGCAGTTACAAAAGAAACATATATGGATGCATTTATTGATTTGTCTATATATGGAATTATAGCGCAGCTAGTAGCAGAAGACAAGTGGGGTTAATAAAAAAAACCAAGCTTAAGATAGAAGCTGCAATAATTAAAATACTACTTAAACTACTATTTAATCGGAAGTAATTATGAAATGGAAACAAGAAGAGCTTAGTGTCTTAAATCTGTATAGAGATGGAACAAAGACAATAGAGCAAATTAGAAGTTATTTAAAAAAATCTGGATACAAAAGAACTTATAAGTCTGTAGCTAGAAAACTTGAATCATTAAATATTAAAAAACCTTTAAGCAATTATAGTAACATTGATTTACCAAAGATATTAATTTTAGATATTGAAACTACACCTATGGGTGTATGGACTTGGAGTCTTGGAAAACAATATGTTGGTCATCATGCAATCATGAAAAATAAAAATGGAGCAATGATGGACTGGCATTTGTTAAGCTGGTCTGCTAAATGGTTGTATGATAGCGAAGTAATAAGTGATGTGCTAACACCTAGAGAAGCTAAAGCTAGAAATGATAAACGTATAATGAAGTCTGTTTGGAAGTTACTAAATGAAGCAGATATTATTATAGCTCATAATGGAGATAGGTTTGACCTTAGAAAAATAAATGCTAGATTTATAGCTAATGATATCAAAGCACCTTTACCTTTTAAAACTATAGATACATTAAAGCAAGCAAGAAGAGAGTTTGCCTTTTCTTCTCACAAGCAAGACTTTATAACTAAGTTTTTAAAACTAGAAGAAAAACTAGATACAGAGTTTCAACTATGGATTGACTGTATGAGTGGAAATCAAAAAGCTTTAGATAGAATGGAAGAGTACAATCGTGGAGATGTTGTAGGTCTTGAAGATATGTATCTTAAGCTAAGACCTTATATGAAGTCTCATCCTAATATAGCTGTAATGATTGACGATGACTGCTGCACTGTTTGTGGAAGCAATCAATTAAAAGCTACTAAAAAGTTTTATTATACTGGAAGTAGTAGGTATAGATTATATTCATGTAATAGCTGTCATTCTCCTTATATTAGAAGCAAAAATAGTGAGAGTAATAAAGAAATTGCAAAACGCTCTGTTTCAAGATAAACTTGACTTTTATATGTTTTTTGATTATATTATATTATGATAACTAGAAAAATAAATAAAATTAATCATCCGATATATAGTAGTATAGATGAGTTTCGAAAGGATAACCCTAATCTATTATTAGTTAATAACTGGAGAGAAGGAACGGAAGGCAGTTGGATAGTTTCAGATGACGGACAAGTTTGTGAGGTCTTAAAACGTGGAGCAATGTCTAAAAGAGCGGGTAGTAAACAAAAAAACTATTACATTAGGGTTCCTCTCGGAACATTTATTTGTGGTGATAAAATTAAAATGGAAGGTAAGCCTAGAAGGAACCTTTATTCTTTTGGCTTGACTGACACTAGTGTCTACGAACATAAGGTCGAGAAGAAAAAGACCACACAAAGAGAATTTCTTTTTGCTCAATATGTAGCAAAGGGAGAAGATGTAGTAGAGGCTTTTGTAAAAGCATTTCCAACGAATAATAAATCGTACGCTGAAGGTCAAGCCAAAATATTAATGAAGGCTAAAAGGATTCAAAACATGATTAGAGAAGAAATAGATAAAGTATTAAGTGACGCAGATATAACTCCACTATATCTTTTAGAGCAGATGAGAGATATTGTTGACAAAGGAGATTCTAACGATAGGGATAAGATACAAGCTTTAAAAACATTAATGCAGATTAGCGGCATGATGGATACAGAAAAGAAAACAGAGTCTGTTGCAGTCTTTCAAGGTTTTACAAAAGAACAATTAGATGCCATAGGGGGTGGTAATGTCAAGGAACTTGCTTCGGTTGAAAGAGAGATTGAAAACTAAGGACTGTCATTTTTGTCATACAAAATTAATGATTGATGGTATAGTTATTCACGATATTGATATTAATCAATACTTTGCTCAATGTGTTCATTGTATGACTGTTTATAATTATGATTTTAGTATAGAACATCTAGGCGTGCCTAGGCAAATTGGATTATCCTAATGAATAAAGAAAAAAACAAAATAGCTGTTTATGGAACACTTAGAAGAGGTGAAGGCAAATTAGGTAGAATAGAGAATACATCTTTAGTGTATCCAGGTCATCAAACATTTCCAGCAATAATACAAAACTCTAAAGGTAAAGGAACTGTAGTTGAGGTTAGAGACATCACAGAAGAACAGTTAATGAGATACGATATGTATGAAGGTATTTCATCTGGTCTATACAAAAGAGTACAAACAACCGTTGATATGGAAGATGGAACAAAAGAAGATGCATGGGTTTATGTAGCTGGAGATGAAATGATGCAAAGAAGTAGTTCTTTTAAAGTAATTCAAAGTGGAGATTGGTACGATAGATAATTTTAATATAAACTCAAGCGGTCAAAAAGAAAAAGACCGAGTACTTAGTATAGTTGCAAATGATTTAATTGCATTTGGTCAGTTGTTTTTACCAGATGATTTTATGAAGTCATCTCCAGCTCCATTTCATTACGAGGTAGGTAAAAAACTTTTAGACCCAAAATCAAGAAAAATGTGTATTGTACTTCCTCGTGGTCATTCTAAGTCTACAATGGCTAAAGCAGCACTGTTGCATAAAATATATTTTAATCCACAAGGAAAAAAAGAATTTGCAGCTTGGGTATCTGAAGAACAAGGTCAGGCTGTAGACCACTTAAAATATATTAAAAACCATATGGAATATAATAACGCATTAAATTATATGTATACATTCGAATAGAGGAAAAATGGAATTATTAACATTCATATTATGCGCCTATGGGCTAACACAAATAATGGTGTACGGAAAGGTTTTTGATGGAATAAGACCAACCGAAGGCAGACTTGGACAACTTTTTAAG